AAGCGAATCGAAGAACTTGAAAAAGGCGAGCGCGTAGAGCGCGCATGGCACTAATCCTGATATGAGGTAAACCTGTGGCCTTCCGCGAGATCATCGAGGGCCTCGATTCCGAATACCCAATCGGGACAAGCGCGCGATTCAAGTCCCTCGACGGATACGAACGCATGCTCAAGGGCACCCTTTACCAGCATATCGCACACGCTTTCGACAAGGAATACGACGGCAACACGTATATCCCGATGCGTCAGCGTCGCCCCGCAGTCATCTTCAACATTGCGAGCATTATCACGAACCAAGTCGCGGGCCTCATGTTCGGCGACGAGCAAGCCCCGACGATTCGATGCTGGAACCGCGACGGTGCCGAGGGTGAGAACCCATACGACCGCTTAGAGAACGCATTGGAAGTCATCATCGACCGCCTCGACCTAGAGGCGTGCATGATGGAGTCTGTCGTTGAAGGATCTGTCGGTTCGTGCGCGATCGTGTTGCGTTCTTTGCCAGACAAATCCGCATGGTGGGACGTCATCCCCGGCAAATACTGCCGCCCGGTTTACGCAGACAACGACCCGCGCACGCTCATCGCGCTTTCGCGTATCTATAACACGACGGGCCAAGACCTGCTCGACGCCGGTTACGATACCGTAGACGGTAACGAAATCGACGCGAACCGCACGTTCTGGATGCGCGTCGTACTCGATAAGGTCGCCGAACTCTGTTACTTACCGCTCACCCCGGAGAAGTACCAGCGGCTCGGGCAAATCGACCCGACCACGAAAAAGAAGATCGAATGGGTTCTGGATGCGGAGCGTTCTTTCAAACATCCGTTTCAGGTTGTGCCCGCCGTATGGGTAACGAACCTTATCGGCAAAGTCGGCGTCGATGGTCCGTGTACGTTCGCCTCGATCGTGGATCTTACGGTCGAAATCGACTACATGCTTTCGCAAATTGGGCGCGGCTTCCGGTACAGCGCGGACCCGTTGCTCGCCATCTCGCGCGGTGAACTCGCAGGCCAGGGCTTCAACGGTCCCATCGGCGAGAACACGATGCGCGATAGCGGTGGAAAAATTGCGAAGACGGCATCGAATGTCATCGAACTAGAGACGGGCGCAAAAGCCGCCATGCTTGAGATTGCAGGCACGGGGCTGGCTGCTGCGCGCGATTATGTGAAGATGCTTCGCGAGTACGCGATGGAAGTGCTCGGCGGGCTCAAGAGCGACGCCGAACACGAAAAGGGCGTACAGTCTGGACGCGCACTCGAAATGCTCTACGAGACGCTGAAACTGCTTGTAAAGCGGCAGCGTGTTGCGTATGGCAATCGTGGGCTCATCCCGTTGCTCAAACTCGTAATGCACGCCGTCAAGGTGGGCGCGATTGAAGTCGATGATGTCAACGCAGCCGATCTCGATGTAAAAGCACCCATGCGTCTTATTTGGCCGCAAATGATAACGCCGCATGGTTCGGACCTTATGGCCGAAGCGAGTGCCTTGCAACTGCTTGCAGGCGGTAGCATGCGGAACCCGGTGCGGTTACTCGCAACGGATACCGTCACGCGACTGGCTGCGAACTCGACGACGCTTACCGATGCGAATGCTGCGGTATCCGAACGTCAACTTGAGGACGACGAAGAAGCCGCCGAACTTGAGAAGGCGGCGGCTGCTGGAAACGCGCCGGAGCCCGACAAGCCTCCGCGTTCTGCACCCGCGCGCATTGCGAACAAACGCGCAACGGTAAAGGCAGACGCGGCAGCAGTTAAGGCCGCAGCCAAAGCCCCCGCCAAGGACGTCAAAGACAAACTGGACGCGGGGAAGTAAGTGGCGACCATTACTGAGAGCGAGTTCTGCGACCATCTCCGCACCGAGGCTGCAAAGTATCGGTGCTACGCGATGAGTCTGGGCGGGGACGAGGACGTACATGGCATGGCCGACGACCTCGTATCCGCAGCCGAACTCATTGCTTTACTTCGTCGCGAGTTGAACGCATGTCATTTCGACCGTACTTCTTAGAATTAGCCGAAGATTACCGAAAGGGAACTGACTCTGTGACCGAATCCGAAATCGCCGCGCAAGCGGCGGATGCGAAGGCCGCTGCTGACCGCGCGGTAACCGCTGCGACGCAAGCCGCCGCTGACTTGAAGAATGCCGCCGCTGCTGGTGCCGATGGGACGCGAGAGATGTACGACAAAGAATACGTCGCGCGTCTTCGGCGTGAGGCGGAAGAACACCGCAAGAAAGCGGATTCGTTACAGTCGGAAAAAGACGCAACCGAACTCAAGACGCTAGAAGCGAACAAAGAGTTCGAGAAGATTGCGACGCACGAACGATCGAAGCGCGAAGCCCTTGAAGCGCAGATCGTAACGGAGTGGGCATCCTACGGCGAACGTCTCAAGCGCGACCAACTGCAAGCCGTCGCTGAGAAGCACGGGCTACTTGATCCCGACGATATTAAGAATATCGACGTTGCCTCGCTCGACGTAGACGGCCAAGGCCGTCTCGTGGGGGCTGACGCAGCGTTTGAGGCGCTCAAAGTGAGGAAGCCGCACTACTTCAAGGTGACGGCGGAACCCGCGCCACAGACGCTTGCAGACCCCTACAGCGGTCTGCGTCGCCCACCGCAGCCAAGTCCTAAACCTGTTACCGGCGGCATCGACGTGAATGCGTTGACCGACGCCGAATTCGATGCTGGCTGGAAAACTTTAGGAAAGTTCCAGCGCGCCTAGATTGGCCCCTCGTTAACACTTACGCGCACGTCCCGTTTGGCGACGAGTACCGCGCGATAGTGTACCACGAACGCCCCCGCTCTCTGAAGCTCGGTAGAGACCGTCAAGAGAGCCAGTCCCGACACTCGGCAGAGGCCGTGAGGGTAACAACGACCGCCTTTTAGGGCGGGTTTTTATTACTCCACCGCTCTTTAGGGAGAAGTGTCATAGCACTAGCAAACGTACCCGCTGGTCTCCAGCAAGTCATTCAGGGTAACTGGCTCAATCGTCGGTTCGAACTGCAACTCCGTTCCAAGGCGTCGTTCCGCATCGCTGCGTATCGCACGCCCGTCCCCGTGCGCTCCGGCGAAACCACGATCTATTCTCGTGCCGGTCGTCTCGCCCCAGTCATCCAGGATCAAAGCGCGTCGGCGAATACGGGCCTGGACAATAATTACACGACCCCGGTCGGCGGCGTCGGCGCAACGAATTCGTATTCGTTCGAACAGTTCCAGGTCTTCATCGGTAAGATCGGTTACCCGTTGGACATCAACGCAATCCAACAGCAAGAACTGATTGCAGATGTCTTCAAACAGAATTGGGACAATCTTGCAGAGCAGGCGAGCCTTTCGCTCGACCTTAAAGCGGCGCAGGCCACGTTCCTCGCATACGAGTCGGGCCGTACCTACGCGAGAGCGGGCGTCAGTGCGTCCTTGACGGTTTCCGTCGATAACGTCGTCGGTCTCGAAACCGTGTTCGCGTCTATCACGATTCAGGGCAACTCGTTCCCAATCGGCGCACCGACTCCGGTGACGCCTTCGGTCCCGCAGGCCGCGACCGTGTATCCGGCTTCCGGCGCGGCTTCGTATGTCGTGAGCATTACAGGCTCGGTTCGTGACGGTTCCAACGCATGCTCGCAACAGACCGGCGCGGCTGGTACGGGTATGGTCAACGGGTTCTCGGGCGTGTTGACGTTCTCGGCCGTTCAGACGCTCGCCATTGGCGACGTCATCATCGCCGTTGACGCACCCGCATACGTGCGTAACAATAATAAGCGTTCGCGCTACGCGATGACCACCAGCGACACGATCGGTATTCAGATGATTCTGAACGCCAAGGCGTTGCTGAAAGCGAATAACATTCCGCCTATGAGCGATGGCACGTATGCCGTGTTTATCGACCCGATTCTCATGGCGCAATTTTTCGCCGATCAACAGTTCCAGATCATGGCGCAGGGTGCAGAAGCATCGGCGCTCTTCAAAGACGGCGTGCTGATCCGTCACTTCGGCGTGACCTTCGTCGAGACGACGAATTCGCCGGTGTACGGCCCGTACACGAACAATCTCGGCGCGTCCATCTATCTCCGTCGCCTCATCGTTTGCGGTGAACGCTACCTGCAAGAGTGCCCATTCGAAGGGCTTGAAGCTGGTTACGCATCCATCGCCGACTATGCGTTGTCGGACATCCGCGTTATGAACGACGTAGCCGTTATCACTCGTCCGCCGCTCGACCGCGACTCGCAGATCCTCTCCCAGTCGTGGGTCTGGATTGGCGGATTCGTGGCAGGCACCGACGCGACGATCACGCCCGCCGTCATCCCGACGGCTACCACTGCCCGCTACAAACGCGCCGTCGTTTGCGAAGCGGCTTCCGCGTACTAGGTCCGACACCCCTAGTGGGTTCCGGCAACACGTAGCCTCCGGGTTGCGTGTTGCCCCCTTTTTCTTTCTTCATTTTTTAAGGAGTGCTAGATGCCGTCAGCACCATTCACCGCCATCCCGGTGCCCGGTTCCCCTGCGCTCATGGCGGCGTATATCAACGTCGCCGCTCCAGGTGGTTCGGGCGTTGCGGAAATCTCCGGCGCAAGTCTTCTCGGTAACGCATCGGCGACCGTGACGATTGGCGGAACGGTCGCAACGGGTAACACCGTTACCGCTACGATCAATGGTTCGGCTTCTACGGCTACGGCTGCGGTGTCGGACACGACGACGATTCTCGCGACGAAGCTCGCGGCTGCGATCAATGCGAACGCATCGGTCAATACCGTTGTGAGCGCGTCTGGGGCAGGTAGCGTCGTCACGATCGCTTCGAATGCCACCGGAACGACGGGATATTATCCCGTGTCCACGAGTGCGACGGGCGGCGGTGCTACGGCAACCGCGAGCTATGCGACGCTCGAGATGCCCGGCGTCGTTTTCCCGGTTAAGGGTTTTTCGT